ATCTCCGGGCGGGTTTCTGCTTTTCTATGCGGTTTTAGAGTTTCGTGACGTAGTCCAGAGAGATCCAGCCCGCGCCGCTCTTGAGCTTGCCCCACTTGGTCGCGCCGGGGCCTGCGGCTTCGGCGACGATGGTGTAGATGCCCTTGCCCTTGATCTGGCCGGCGACGCCGTAGTTGGTGCCGGGGCCCTTGCGGATGTTCAGCACGTCGGCCGTCGTCCGCACGCGGTAGCTCGTGGCCGTGCCGGTGCTGCCGGTCGAGATGTCCGCAGCGTTTACCCAGCCGTAAACGGTGGAGCCGCCGCCGCTGACCGCCTTCAGGTGGTACGGGTGCACCTTGCCGGCCGCGATGGCCGTGATGGTGGCCTTGCCGGGCTTGCAGGTCTTGGCGTTCTTGGCCGCTGCGCTGGTGTAGTGCTGTGTGCCCTTGAAGTCGACCACGTCGCCGACTTTCAGGCCGGTCTCGGTGTTGCCGGAGGTCTGGCCGCCGGCGCTGCCGCCTGCGTCCGTGATGCCGAGGCGCTTGTTGACCTCGGCCGCGATCTGGCCGTGGCGGTTGTAGAGGTAGTCGCCCGGGCAGCTCTTATTCGCGTAGTCCCTGTGCACGGTCATGTTGCAGCCGTTCAGGTGGTTCACGCGGTCGTTTTTGCTGGTCGACCAGACGAGGCGCTTGATGCCGTTGCGCTTGCAGATGTCGGTCACGAGATCCAGCAGCGCGGCGTATGCCTTCGCGGAGACGGGCCAGTCAGGCGCGCCGCCGTTGTTGGCGACTTCGATGGTGACGGCCCGCTGGTCGTTGGCGTTGGACGAGGTGCACCATGAGCGGTTTGCCTCGTCGACGTACAGGGCGATCCGGCCGTCGGTGCCGATGCCGTAGTTGCTGGACGCCTGCCTCGAGGAGCTTGCGAACAGGTTGCCGCAGGCCTCGACGGAGCAGTTGCCCGCCATGCAGTGAATAGTGATGGTGTCGATCTTCTTGGTGCGCTTGCCCGAGTGGTTCGGGCTGAGCTTGGTGTAGACCACCAGATGGCTGTTACTCATTGTCGTCTCCTTTCCCGCCGGTCAGCTCGTCGAGAGTCTCGTCTGTGATGGTCTCGCCGGGCTTCAGTTTGATGTCGTCGGTGTTCTGGTTTTTCATTGGTTTACCTCCTTTACAAGCAAGAAAAGGTCGGGCCGGAGCCCGCCCTCTCCGTTATTCGATGGTCAGGCCCTCAGTGTTGAGCTGCTTGACGATTGCCTCGATCGCGTTGACGACGCTTTCCTCGTCGACCTTGAAGCCCTTCTGCTTCAGGAAGTCGAGGACGTACTGCTTCTTCTCCTCGCCGCGGCCCTGTCCGACGTAGAGCTGCTCAGCGGCAGCGACGCCGATCTTTACCCACGCGGTCAGCTCCTTGCGCTGTGCCTCGGTGGTCTGCTTCTTCAGCCACGGGATCAGGAAAACGCTGACGCCGGCGCCGATCAGGGCGAGGGCTGCGTTGACGATAGGGGTGATGTCGATGGTGTTCATCCTTTTGCCTCCTCATTGTTGAGAGTGTCCCCGGACGGATCCGGGAGCGGGTTGCCGTCGGCGTCGAGCCCGTGGCGGTTTCGGCTGATTTTCTCGCCGAGGCTCTTGCCGGCGTATGCGATTAGATAGCCGACGCAGGCGGTGAAGATGGTGCCGGTCAGCTCACCGACCGGGTCGCGCCCGAAGGCAGAGAGCAGCAGAGAGCTGGCTGCGCTGAGCGTTGCCACGCTGGCCGCCCAGTATGCGAGCTTTTTGCTCGCCTCGATTTTCTTTTTACGCTTGCGCCGGCGCTTCTTTGCGGCCATGCTGCTCACCTCCTTAGTCGATGATCGCGTGGATCCCCTGACTGGCGAGGAAGTCCTTCTGCGCGTGTTTGATTTTGGCAGCGTAGTCGAGGGCCGCGTGCATATCCCCGTTGCAATGCGCGTCAGGGATGCGCTGCACGGCCCGGGCCGTCGCCTCGCCGAGAGCGATGGCTGCCGACGTGCCCTGAATGGTGATGATCTGGAGATCTTCACGGGCACGCTCTCGGGCCGCTGCCTCTTTCTGCCGTTTGGCCTCCTCGGCCTCCTTTTGCTTCTCGCGCTTCTGGATCCTGTGCTCGAGCATCCAGAAGCAGAAGCCGGTCGCGGCCGTCGGGATCCCCATAAGGACGACGAGCGCGCCGATGTTGATTTCGATCATTGTGTCACCTCATAAAAGCCGGAGGGCCGCAGGACGCGGCCCTCCTTGTTGTTGAGCTTATTCCTCGACGTCGTCGAAGTAGCCCATGTCGACGAGATACTTGTGCACGCGGGCCTTCAGCTTCGCGGGGACGTTGTCCTCGGTGATGCGGCCCATGATGATCTCGCCTGCATACAGACGTACCAGCATTTCACGCTCCTCCTTTCCTGCAATTTTTAATAATAGCCACGCGAGGGCCCGGGCGATCATTCGCTCGCCCCTTCCTTCGCGGTGCCAGCGTTTGCGGCTGCCTCGATGGCAGCGATGGCGTCCTCGACCTGCTTGCGCAGCTTCTTCGGGACGTCGTTGATGGTCATGGTGGAGCCTTCGCGGGTCAGCTCCCTGACGTACAGCTCGACGATCTTGCTCATGCTGTTACCTCCCCTCCGTCGCCGTAGACCACATCGGCCAGCTCCATGATGCAGCCCTTCAGCAGCTCGATGGTGTCAGCCTGCTCGGCGATGGTTTTGTCCTTCTTGGCCTCTGCGGCCTGTTCGTCGTTCAGCTTTTGGATGCTGTTGGCTCTGTGTTTAATCATGCAAAGTTACCTCCGATCGACTGGATGTAGCAGGTCTCCGTAGCGGAGCCGCGGAGCAGCTTGGCCTTGACCTTGACGCCCCACGCTGCGGCCGTCTTGGTCTGGTTGGTGAAATAGTGCTTCTGGCCGGTGCGGACCTTCTGTGTGATGTCCTCCCACGTCGGGCTCGCGTCGTTGCCGTTGTTGCAGATCCAGACCTGAAGCGTGCAGCCGGCCGGGAAATTGCCCTGAATGTTGACGAGGGCCTTGGTCGGCATGGCGTCGGCCTCCATAGCGAGGGTCTGCTCGAACTCGACGGACGTGACGGCCTTGGTGAAGGTCAGCGTGCGGGTGACGCTGGCGTCCTTGGCGTCGGTCGCCACGATCTTCAGGGTGTGGCTGCCGTTCACGACCTTCAGCCACGCCTCGGAGCCGATCGTCAGCGTGTTGGTCTGGCCGAGGGTCACGGTGTAGCTGCGCAGCGTGACGCCGTCCAGCATCTCCACGACGTCGACCTGATGGCCGTCGGCGTCGGTGACGGTGTACTCGTAGGACGGGGCCGCCGTGCTGAAGCTGCCGAGGGCGCCGTCCGTGCCGCTGATGACGGGCGGTCGGTTATTGGTGACGGTGCGGGTGGCGCTGGTGGTGTACGCGCTCTCCGCGCCGGCGGCGTCGTATGCCTTGACGCGGTACTGCACGCTCGTCCATCCGTAGGTGATGGTGTCGGTGTAGCTGCGCGAGGATCCCTTGTAGACCTGCGCCCATGTGCCGCTCCCGACCTTGCGCTCCAGAACGTAGCCGGAGAGGTTGCCGTCGGGGTCGGTGGAGGCCGCCCACGAGATGCTCAGGTTCTCGCCGCCGAGCACTTCGCTCGGGACAGTGATGGACGACGGCGCTGTGGGCGCCTGATTGTAGATCACTGTATAGCATCCATCCGAGTCGACGGAGTCGGAGATCAGGAGATCAGAGGACAGATTACAAGCGGGGCGCAGGCCGTCGTAGCCGTTGAAGGTGTTGCTCCAGTTCAGAGTGCCATTGGAGAAGACGTAGCGGGCGACGTTGGCCGAGCCGGCATTGGCGTCCCGCAGCCAGTAGTACCACGCGGCACCAGAGCCCGGGTTGCTGGAATAGTTGGAATTGGCGACGCAGGAGGCCGTCACGGTGGCGATGCGGCTGTTGTTGTCGCTGAAGATCGCCAGCTTGCTGCCGCAGACGTGGTCGCCGCTCAGGCCGACCTCAGTGCAGGACAGGGGGAAGATCTTGTCCGTGCAGGTCTCCGTCCCGCCGCCGTCTGTGGAGCTCTTGCCGACCGTGATGGTGGTGTTCAGCAGAGCCGCCCGCTCGTTGGCGGTGAAGGCGTTCAGAAAACCGGCGAGGCCACTGTACGTGTTGACGCCGCTCCAGACGTGGTAGGAGTCCGGCGTCTGGTCTGCGGAGTGCTGTGCGGTGTACCACTGGCCGGCAGCCGCGGGGCTGTTGAGCCACTGGCGCAGGTTCGAGTAGATGTAGCGGTTGTTGCCGAAGCTGCGGCGGTCGCTGTTGCCGTTACTCGGTTCTGTCGCGTCGAAGCACAGCATCTTGATGATCTGGTTGGTCACGAGCGTGACGCTGTTGGAGGGGTAGCCTGCGTGGTTCTTATCGGCCACGATCCAGACGATCGGGCTGCCGTACAGGCTGCCGAACTTGACCTTCGACTTGTTTGCGAGGTTGCTCAGTTTTTGGGCCATGAGTTGTGTCTCCTTTCGGTGATGGTTTGAGCTCCGGGAAATAGCTGAAGAAATAGGCGTCCATGTTCTGCCGCAGGTGGTAGGTGTTGCCGTGTGAGATGTGGCCCGTCCAGCTCGCGTAGGATTGCGCGACGCTGTCGAGTGTCATTTTGCCAGAGTCCACCAGCCCGCGGAACTTGCGGATCTTGCGCTTCATGTTGTCGATGCTCTTGGCTCGCACTTTCCTCACGACCTTGCCGGTCTGCGTGAGGTAGGTGTGAAAACCGAGGAAGTCGATGCCGTTCTTCAGCGGGAGGATCTGCGTCTTGCCGTTCAGCCGAAGGCCGAGCGGCTTGATGTACGCCTCGATCTCCTTGAGTATCTGCCGGAGCAGCAGCTTGTCGCTGTGGATGATGTAGAAGTCGTCCATGTACCTGCCATATACGAGGCCGCGGTCATCCCTCAGCCAGTGGTCGAAGGCGTCCAGATAGAGCAGCGCGAGCAGTTGGCTCGACTGGTTGCCGATCGGGATGCCGGGGTCTGGCGTGCTGTCGATTATGAGCCACAGCAGCCAGTCAGCGAAGTCGATCAGCTCGGGATCCTTCAGCCACTTCAGGGCCCGGCGGGCCGTTTCGTAACAGTAGGAATGGAGCAGGGTGTAAAAGAACTTTGAAAAATCGCCCTTCAGTACCCAGCCGTCGGCGTAGTCCCACTCGTTCATCGGCCGGGGCGGCAGGCCGGCAGCCTTGCGGGCTGCTTCGTCTGCTGCCTTTCGGCTGAAGAAATAGTGGCGCATGGCCGCAGCCAGACGGTC